GCCTAATATAGAAGATTATTCAATAAAAAATGAATTAATATATGGATCTTACAATTTGTATAATGTTACTGGCAGACCAACAAATGCTTTTAATGGAGTTAACTTCTTGGCTATACCCAAAGATCAAGAGCATAGAAAATGTTTCGTTCCAAAAAATGATTTGCTCGTAGAATTCGATTTCGATTCTTATCACTTAAGATTGATTGCTCAATTAACAGGATACGTATTTCCTGACGGTAAATCAATACATGTGCAATTAGGAAAGCAATATTTCAAAACATCAGTTCTTTCAGAAAAAGAATACAAACTCTCAAAAGAAATTACCTTCAAACAACTTTACGGAGGAATAGAAGAGCAATACAAAGAAATTCCTTTTTTTGCTTCACTAAGTAATTATATTGAAACGGAATGGAAAAAATACAATACATTTGGAGCAGTAGTCTTGCCGACAGGGAGGACAATAAAGAAAACACAGGGGCTGAGCAAGCTGCAACTATTCAACTACATAGTTCAAAACATGGAGACAAAACAAAATGTAGAAAAGATAGAAGCGCTGCAAGAATATTTAGAAGATAAAAAAACAAAATTGATATTAATAACTTACGATTCTTTTCTTTTTGATTTTTCTGCTGACGATGGCAAACAAACACTGATCGATATAAAAAACATACTCCAACAAGGAGATATGATTGTTAAACACAAATACGGGAAAGATTACTCTTTCTAGTAAAAACTACATATTTATAAACGGAAACACAGGTTATGGAAGAAATACTATACTTACACCAACTAGACATGTCGAATAAACTTTTTTGTACCTTTTCTCCAAAAGATCAAATAGACGAAAAACTTGCGGAAATAAATAAAGAGTACAAAATACTTTACGGTAAAATATTTGTCCTTTCTTCACCAGAATCTGATGAATATCTTTGCACATACAACATAGAACCAGAAAACAAGGAAACTAGAATCCTACCAAATACAATCCTTTTGCACAGAAAAAAGGAAAGCAACACACTCTACACAATTAATGCGTTGAACATATTGATCAAATCGATCAACAACGGAGTTTTAGATCCTACATTTCCAATACCTTGGAAAGAATACCAAAACAGTGTCCTTTTGACACAAGATTCCAATTTGAGAAGATTAAATACGTTGATACACAAAATTGTCACCGTATAATTGAATTTTTTTTATTCAAGAAACAGTTATATATTTAAAAAAACAATTAAGTTATGGATTTATCGAGTTTAAAAAACAGGTTAGCCGCGTTGCAAAATCCGCGCGGAGGGCAAAAGAAGGACTTTAGCCTAACGATTTGGAAGCCTACAGTAGGTAAGCATTCAATCAGAATCGTTCCTTCTGCCTACAACAGGCAGAATCCTTTTAAGGAAGTATTCATTCACTACGGAATCGGGAACAAAATGATGGTGTCTCCAAGCACCTTCGGTGAAAAAGATCCAATTATTGAATTTGCACAGGGTTTGAGAAAATCTAGCGAAAAAGACAATTGGTCTCTTGCAAAAAAATTGGAACCAAAATTAAGAGTATTTGTCCCTGTAATTGTAAGAGGTGAAGAGGACAAAGGCGTTAGACTTTGGGAATTTGGTAAACAAGTTTACATGGATTTGCTTTCTCTCGTAGAAGACGAAGACGTAGGCGATTACACAGATCCTATTCAAGGTAGAGACATCACTGTCGAAACTTCTGGAAAGGAAACAACTGGATTGATGTACAACACATCTACAGTTCGTGTTAGAACCAAAATCACGCCTCTTTCTGAAGATGCTGATAGAGTTAAATTGTGGTTGGAAACTCAACCCGATCCAACGACTCTGTTTAAGCGCTTCTCTTACGAAGAAATGAAAGCCGCTTTGCTATCTCACCTTCATCCTGAGGAAGAGATTAAGCAACAGGCTGATTCTGTAGAAGAGAAAGAAGACGTTGGAGATTTGCCTTGGCAAACACCAGCTCCTTCCGCAGCAAAGTACTCACTTAACACACAAAAATCCAACATTGATTCCAAAATCGATGATTTATTTGGAGATTTGTAAACCACTCACAAGTCCCCTCTAAATCGATAGAGGGGATTTTTTTAAAACAAGTTTATGGCAAAAGCAACAAAAACAGTTAACGCAACCGTGTCCCAAGCGATAAAGGGAAATTTCAATTTAGATAGTTTTAAAAAGTCCAAAAACTTGAGTTCTACATCTGTTAAATTCAAGGATCAAAAGTGGATCCCGCTATCTACAGCATTTCAAGATGCATTACAAATACCAGGGATTCCTATTGGACACATTACGTTATTAAGAGGTCACTCAGATACAGGAAAAACAACAGCTCTATTGGAAGCAGCAGTTTCTTGTCAAAAAATGGGTATTCTGCCAGTTTTCATTATCACAGAGATGAAATGGTCATGGGAGCACGCAAGACAGATGGGACTACAATTCAACGAAGTCGCAGACTCTGACGGTGTAGTATCCGATTACAATGGATTCTTTATATTCGTAGATAGAGAAAAACTAAACTGCATCGAAGACGTATCAGCTTTCATAGCAGATATTTTAGATGAACAAAAGAGGGGCAATCTACCTTACGATTTGTGCTTCTTCTGGGATTCAGTAGGATCTATTCCTTGCAGAATGAGTTTAGAGAAATCTACGAACAACAACGAATGGAACGCAGGAGCAATGAGTCAGCAATTTGGTAACTTTATCAATCAGAGAGTTATCCTATCCAGAAAAGAAAGTCAACAATATACAAATACCATGGTTGCAATCAACAAAGTTTGGGTCGCAAAACCTGAAACTATTATGAGCCAACCTAAATTGTGTAATAAAGGCGGAAATACTATGTACTTCGATGCTTCTTTGGTTATTACATTCGGTAATATTGCTTCCTCAGGAACAAACAAGATCAAAGCGACCAAAGGAGGTAAAGAAGTCGAATTCGCTAAGCGAACAAAAATAAGCTGCGATAAGAATCACGTAACTGGGGTTACAGCGGTAACAAAAGTTATTATGACAGTTCACGGATTCATCTTTGACGATAAAAAAGATCTAGATAAGTACAAATTAACTCACGCTGATGAATGGAGTCAAGTGCTCGGTTCTGGACCTTTCGAAGTAATTGAAGAGGTAGAAGATTCTACAATTAAGGCTGACATATTTGATAACGAAGATTAATAAAAAATTATGAAAAAAGATTTCCAAGATATTTTTGACTCTCTAAAAGATGAGAAGTTGGATCTATCAGTAAACAGCAGAGTTCTAATCCTTGATGGATTGAACACATTTTTAAGGTGTTTTGCCGTAATAAGACACATAAATATCTCTGGAAATCCCATCGGTGGATTAACGGGATTCTTGAGATCGCTATCTTATATGATGGGTCTCGTTAAGCCCACTAGAGTCATAGTAGTTTTCGATGGACAAGGTAATTCTACAAACAAGAAGTATCTTTATCCAGAATACAAAGCAAATAGAGGTCACACAAGAGTAACTAATTGGGATGCCTACGAAAATCACGAAGAAGAGTCTGAATCAATGAAAGCTCAACTAGTGAGATTGGTAGAGTATCTCAAGCTGTTACCTATTGATTTGTTAGTTATAGACAAGATTGAAGCAGACGACGTTATTGGACATTTGGCTCAAACAATAGATGGCAAAGTGTGGATAGCTTCATCAGATAGAGATTATCTTCAATTGGTTTCTGACAGAGTAACAGTATTCTCACCAACAAAAAAGAAGTTCTACGATCAGCAAATGGTGCTTAATGAGTACGGAGTCACTTCTCAAAACTTCTTAACACAGAAAGTTCTACTTGGGGACAGCGGAGATAACGTCCCTGGAGTTAAAGGCTTAGGCTCTAAGACATTGATTAAGTTATTTCCCGAACTCTCTGGCGAAGACGAGGTGAGCATAGAAGAGATATTAGATAAATGTAAAAAAGAAGATAAAAAGCTGCATTCAAGCATACTTGCTTTTGAGAGACAGCTTCATATTAATAAGCAATTGATGAACTTAAAAGAAATTAATATACCAGCGGAAGCACTCGAAGAAATAAATAGTCTTATACTTAATCCGAATAAAGAGATGGATTCCCTGGAATTTGTAAAATTATACAATGAGGATAACTTAGGTAATTCTATAAACAACATACAAGCGTGGTTGTTCAATAATTTTAAAACGATTCAACATTATAAATAAAAATAAACAAACAAGTTATGCAGCAGGATGAAAAAAAGGTTTTGAATACACTTACCGCTTACGGAGCGGGATTTCAAATCAAAGTTTTAAGCAGTCTTTTAAAGCACAAAGAATTTCTACAAACAATCAACGATGTAATCTCACCAGAGATGTTCGATAATCCCAGTTCTCAATGGATCGTATCGCAAATCTTGAAGTGTTATTACAAGTATCACGCTACACCAAGTTTAGATTATCTACAAATAGAAGTAAAAAAGATCGACAACGAAGTGCTAAAAGTTAGTGTAGTAGATCAAATCAAAGAAGCTTACAAAGCCTCTAACGAAGACCAAGAATATGTAGAGCAAGAGTTTAGTAACTTCTGTAGAAATCAACAATTAAAGAAAGCGTTACTAACATCAGTTGATCTTTTAGGTAAAGGACAATACGAAGACATTAGAATACTTGTAGATCAAGCTCTAAAAGCAGGTCAAGACAAGAATCTGGGACACGAATACGACAAAGACGTTGAAACACGTTATAGAGAAGAAGAGAGAGCAGCTATCGCTACTCCTTGGAATCATGTTAACGAATTGCTTATGGGAGGACTTGGAGCGGGGGATCTTGGCATTATATTTGGTAATCCAGGCGGAGGTAAATCTTGGATGCTCGTAAACCTTGGAGCAGAAGCAGTTAGGCAAGGTAAAAATGTTGCTCACTACACACTAGAACTTTCTGCAGATTATACAGCAAAAAGGTATGATTCTCTATTTACAGGAATTGATTTCCAAGATCTGTCTAAGAACAGACCAGCTATTGAAGACGCAGTTTCTAAATTAGGAGGAAGATTGATCGTTAAAGAGTTTCCAATGGGTAAAACTACTCCTCAATCGATCGAGAATCACATACAGAAGTGTAAAGATTTAGATTTTGTACCAGACGTTATCATTATTGACTACGTAGATCTATTGTCTTCTAGAAGAAAGTCTGCAGATAGAAAAGAAGAGATCGATGATGTATACACGCTAATTAAAGGAATGGCAAGAGAACTTAAGATGCCAGTATGGACAGTATCTCAAGTAAATAGAGCAGGCGCAAAAGATGATGTTATAGAGGGAGATAAAGCCGCTGGATCTTATAATAAAATGATGATTGCTGACTTTGCTATGTCGCTGTCAAGAAAGAGACAGGACAAAGTTAATGGAACAGGTCGTATTCACATTATGAAAAACAGATTCGGAGCAGACGGAATGACATACGGATCGCAGATTAATACTCACAATGGATCTATCAAAATAGACAAAGACGAGATTGCTGAAGATCAATTGACTTTCGATAGCGGTAGTCAACCAAATGGATTCGCAAATAGTGGATTCAACAACAACGAGAGAAGTTATTTAAAAAATAAATTTTACGAATTGGGATTGTAGTAAATTTCGTTTTATTTTAAAGCAGCATATTTATTGATATAAATTAAACACTATGAATTTCATAATTGATAAATTCAAAAAAGCTGGAAAAGGCGATAGCTTTAGAAACAACGAAAAATCTGACAAGTATAACGATAAGATCGCTCAACTTAATAGTTTAGGATCTGATCAATATTCAAAAGTCAATACTAATAGCCTTAATAGAATTAGTAAGACTACTGCAAGTCCAACTAGTACTGATGGTGGTACTCTTCCAGGTGCTTAATTAGTAATTACCCCTAAAATTTATTGAAAACAAAAAATCTCATTAATTTGAGAAATGCTAGTCTATTGACTTTAAAATAGGCTAAATGGAATCGTCATATCAAAAATCTATATAAAAAAATGAATAAAGACACAAAAACGCCTTGGGGAGAAATTGGTTACATAACTTTCAAAAGAACATACGCAAGAAGATTAAAAGAAGACGATCCTAACTCAAAAACTGAAGAATTTTCAGAAGTTATCAAAAGAGAAATAGAAGCATCAGAAAAGCAATTAAAAGTAGGTTTCACAGAGCAAGAAAAGCAGAGATATTACGATTTAAGAAGTCAATTGAAGTTTTCTACAGCAGGCAGATTTATGTGGCAATTAGGCACAAAAACTGTTGATAAATTGGGTTTGCCATCTCTTCAAAATTGTGCATTCACTGTAGTTAATAGTCCCATTAGACCATTTACATGGACTTTTGAAATGTTAATGTTAGGCAGCGGAGTAGGGTATAATATTCAAAAGCATAACGTTTATCAGTTACCTAAATTAAAAGGCAAAATTAAGATCGAAAGAAAAGATACTAAAGACGCTGACTTTATCGTACCTGATTCAAGAGAAGGTTGGGTTAAATTGCTTGGAAGAGTGCTCAAAGCTCACTTCTACGGTGGAGAAGGATTCTCGTATTCTACAATTTGCATAAGATCAAAAGGCGCATTGATTAAAGGATTCGGTGGAACTGCATCAGGTCCAGAAGATCTTTGTTGGGGCATTAGCGAGATAAGCAAAATACTTAACTCAAGAGCACACAAAAAGCTCAGACCTATCGATTGCCTTGACATTATGAATATCATTGGTTTCGTTGTAGTAGCAGGAAACGTACGCAGATCAGCTCAGATCGCTATTGGAGATTATGATGATTTGGAATATC